GTTGAGCATAACCTTGATGGCTTGCTGCGCGGCGATTTCAAGTCGCGGATCGAGGGCATCGTTCGCGCGGTTCAGGGCGGCGTGATGGAGCCTAACCGTGGTCGCGGGCTGATGAATTGGCCGGATCATCCGAACCCGAAGGCCAATGAATTGTTCATGCAAGGCGCTACGGTTGAATTGGGCGCACTGCCTGCCAACACTGGAGATACGCAGAATGACGCTGGAACGCCGGGCGACGACATCAGCGCCTGAATTGCGCGCCGATGGCGGCGCTAAGGTCGCGCGTGGTTACGCTGCGCTCTTCAATACGCGCGCCAATATCGGCGGTTTCTTCACCGAAGAGATAGCGCCTGGCGCTTTTTCCGATGCGATCAAGAGCGGCGATGTGCGCGCCTTGATCGACCACGACTCAGGGCGCGTCATAGGGCGAACAAAGGCCGGAACGCTGCGGCTCAAGGAAGATGAGCGCGGGCTCTTTACCGAGATTGACCTTCCAGACACGACCGATGGGCGTGACCTCGCCGTGCAATTGGAACGCGGCGACATAAGCGGAATGTCTTTTGGCTTCCGCGTTACGCATGATGAATGGGACGAAAGCGGCGACATACCATCGCGCACCATTCACAAGGTAGAACTGTTCGAGGTTTCCGCCGTGGCGTTCCCTGCTTATGCGGAAACGGAATTGGCGCTTCGCTCGCTTGATGAAGCGAGGAAGGAAAAGCGCCGTCAAAATTTCAATGCGGCGGCAAATCGCGTCCGCATGAAGGCTTCCCTCGATCTTCGGACGAGGAGTAAGGCGTAGGCAGTCCCGCCGAAACCGAATGTCAACGCCGCCCCGCTTGGGCGGTTTTTTCATGGAGAAAGCAATGTCTAAGATTAAGGCACTGCGGGACCGTCAGGCGCAGATCGTCTCGGAAGCCCGCGAACGTCTCGACCTCATCACCGCCACGACCGATGAGGCGCGCGTGAAGGAACTTGAGGCGCAGCATGACGCGGCGATGGCTGAACATGACCGCCTTGAGACGCAGATCGAGCGCGAAGAGAAGCTTTCGGCGCTTGAGAAGCGTTCGGAAGAGCTTCGCGCCAAGCAGCGCCCGACCGGCGGCAACGTGGAAGCGCGCGGCGCGGACGAAGGCCAGAAGCCGGAATATCGCTCTGTTTTCTGGAAGATGATCCAGAACGGCGGCGACGTATCGGCCCTTGAGCCGGAAGAGCGCAGCGTTCTCCGATCCGGCGCATCGGAAGTCCGTATTCAGTCCACGTCATCGACGGCTGGCGGCTATACGGTCCCCGTTGAACTGCGGAACGAGATCATCCGCTCGATGGCCATGTGGGGGCCGATGTACGATGACAACATCTGCACCACGATCAACACCGCTTCCGGCAATCAGATCAACATTCCGACCGTTGACGACACGGCTGTTGCGGTCGTGAAGCACACGGAAGGAACGGCGCTGACCGATGACGGCGGTTCGGACGTGACGTTCGGCCAGAAGCGGCTTGACGCCTACGTGTATGACACGGAATGGGTCAAGTGGTCGCTGGAATTGGCGCAGGACTCGATTTTCAACATGGAACAGCTTCTTGGCTCGCTCCTTGGCGAACGTCTGGGCCGCCGCGCAAACACCGAACTGACCACTGGCGACGGCACGGGCGATCCCAACGGCATCGTCACGGCTTCGTCGGCGGGCAAGACGGCGGCTTCGACCACGGCGATTACCGCCGATGAGTTGATCGACCTCGTGCATTCGGTCGATCCCGCTTATCGCATGTCGCCCAAGGTTCGTTTCATGTTCAATGACACGACCCTAGCCGCGATCCGCAAGCTCAAGGACGGAAACGGCCAATACCTGTGGCAGCTTGGTGACTTTACCAACGGCGTGGCCTCCACGCTGCTTGGCTATCGCTACAGCATCAATCAGGCGATGGCGACTGCCGCGACCGGGACGAAGCCTGTCGTGTTTGGCGACTTCGGAAAGTACTACGTCCGCAAGGTCGGCTCTCCGATTGTCGGCGTGGTTCGCGAACGGTTCTGGCCTGACCTCGGCATCGCTGGCTTGATCCGTCTCGACGGCGAGCTTGGCGACACTGCCGCCGTCAAGCATCTGGTCATGGCGTAAGCCTGAATAACAAGGGGCGGGCTGGTCCCGCCCCAAGCGAAAGGGAAAGGCTATGACGACAAGTTACAATACCAACATCGTGCGCACGCCTGACGCTATTTTCGTCAAGTCGGGCGGCAAGATTGAGCATGAAGGCCAGACGGCGGTTACGCAGGCCTCCTCCATCTCTACGGCTGTCACATGCAACGCGAATACAGGCGTCATTACGACTGTTTCGCAGACTGTCGCGGCTGGAGCGGAAGCCGAGTTCACTGTGAATAACAGCAAGGTCGCGGCGACTGACGTGGTTTCTGTCTGCATCAAGACGCATACCTCAGCAGGATCGTTCATCGCGGCGGTTTCTGCTGTTGCGGCTGGCTCGTTCCAGATCAGGCTTACAAACCTCCATGCATCTACGGCGGGGAATAACGTCCTTGTCCTGAACTTCATCGTTCACAAGTGCGCGGCCTGATGCGTCTCAGGATGCTTACGGGAATAGCCGGGGCCGGTTTCACAATCGACCCCGGCGAAGAAACGGAACGGTTTACGGGCGCGGAAGCGCAAAGATTGATTGCGGCTGGATACGCGGAACTTGTGACGGAAAGGCCGCTTGAGCGGGCCATATCCGCCGTTCCGCACGAGCGCCGCGCCGGAAGGAAGGCCCGCCATGTGGTATCCGGCAACGGTTAGCGCCCAAGGCTCTGCGGTTATCGACCTGAGCGAAGCCAAGGCGCATTTGCGCGTAGACTTTGACGATGACGACGCGATCATCTCCGGGTTGATTTTCTCGGCTCAATCGCATGTTGAGAAATACTGCGGCATTCGCCTGTCCTCGCAAACGATTGTCGCCAAATGCGACAGCTTCGACGATATGGCGCGGCTTCCAGAAGCCCCTGTGTCGTCTGTCAGTTCGATAACCTATATCGACACGGACGGGGCGTCACAGACGCTTGCGACCTCAGTTTATGAGGTTCGCGCCGATCAATTAGAGGTCTCGGTTGTTTTGAAATACGGTCAGCTTTGGCCGTCAATCCAGCCCGGATCGCGGATCACGTTGACTGCTGTGGTTGGCTATGCGTCTGTCCCGGACACGATCCGCCACGCCATGTTGCTTTTGATTGGCTCCTGGTACGAAAACCGCGAGGCTGCTTCCGCCGCTTCCGCTTCGATGCCGTTCGCGCCTTCGGCTTTTGATGCGTTGCTCGCAAACGAGAGGCGCTACGCCTGATGAAGTCGGGGCCTCTAGACCGCCGCGTGACGATCAAGCGCGCGACCACGACTGCCAACTCGTTTGGCGAGGGCGTTAAGACGTGGGCGACTTTGGCAACCGTATGGGCTTCGCAGTCGCCGGTTAGCGATGCGGAGAGGGTGCAGTCTGGTCAAATAACGGCAGACGCGCAAATGCGCTTCCGTATTCGATACTCGCGCGCAGTTGCGGACGTGAACCCGAAAGACCGGCTTGAGATAGGCGGTAAGGTTTTTGAAATCTGGGGCGTAAAGGAAATCGGCAGGCGCGAGGGGCTTGAGATTTCCGCCACGGCCCGCGCTGATGAATAGCGGAGACGCAATATGGCACAGAATACCACGATTAACGTTCCTGCTGCTACATGGACGATCCTAACCGACGCTGACGTTTCAGCGATCACGTTTCAGAATGTCGGATCAGACGCAGTTCTGATCAAAGGAACAACTTCTGCGTCCGCCCCTACAGACGATACGGGGTCAATTCGTTACATGCCGGGGCAGGGCGAGCGTAACGTCAGCATGGGCGACCTGTTCCCTGGGCTTTCTGGGGCAGATCGAGTTTACGCCTACGCCACAAATGGTGGTCGCGTGATGGTTTCCCATGCGTAATATCGTATCGCCTCTGGATGGCATTCGCTCGCCGTTCGGGCGGGCAAGTGGGGCGTCTGTACTTTTCGACCCTGCTATTTTGTTCGCAGCAAGCGAACAAGGGTTCTGGCTTGACCCGTCCGATATTTCGACGCTGTTTCAGGACAGCGCGGGGACAACGCCAGTAACGGCAGATGGCGACCCTGTAGGCAGGATTTCCGACAAGTCTGGTCGTGGTAATCATTTCATTCAGGCCACATCGGCGGCAAGGCCAACCTATCGCGTAAGCGGTGGTGTGCATTGGCTAGACCTTGATGGCGTTGACGATCACATGACGTGCTCCGTTGACGCGAATACGATCTTTGGCGTGACGCTTGCAGACCTGAATTATTACGCTTGCTTCGGCGGGCGCTATTCGTCTTTGACGACTAACAGTGCGGACCCTTTTGCAAATCACGGCCTCTTGCATGATGCTGGCGGATACATTTCCTCTTATGCACGTTCGTCCGGTGTCATAGGCTGGTATCATTGGGATACTGCTGTGCGCGTTGCAACATCTTCATATGCCGCTGGAGATGATTTCGTCCACGAAGGCAGGCGAGATGTTGCGGGCTCGCTTTTGTACTCATCGCTTAATGGCGGCGCGGAAAGTTCAGTCTCGGCTTCCGCTCTGAGTGGTGGCGCTACTACGTTGCTGCTTGGTCGCAGGCTCGGCGTTTACATGACGGGCCGCTTTTACGGGGCGGTCGTCCGATCCGCTGTGACAGACCTCTCAACTCGCGGTGAAGTCCGCGACTACATGGCGGTCAAAAGCGGCGTGACGTTGTGAAAAAGTGGCGATGTCGGGTTCAAGATATGGGCGCAGATAATTGAAAGTGTCTGTGAAAGTCGAAGGGCTCAAGGAGCTTGACGCCGCGCTCGCTGAATTGCCAAAAAC